TATGGGTATTTTTTACCTTTATATTCAGGCATAATTATTCCTTATGATATTATCCAGCTTTTAGCTTTCTTTTTTGGTATATACCACTCTCTACTCTTTCCTTCTTGTTTCATATTAGGAGGAAAAGAATGTAAAAGTGCATAAAATAACGTTTCAATGGTATCATCATGAGCCATTCTTGCTCCGAATGTAACAATTTCGTGCTCTAAATCAAACATATTTTCCCGTAAATGTATAGTTCCTGTGCTAAAACGACCAGAAAGACCAGAATATATCTTATTTCGCTTCTCTCTGCCCCCTGGTTTCTCAGGAATTACGCTAATAGAAAATTTATTCTCTATCCTTCTTCTCTCATTTAAAGATTGAAATACTGACCTATTCATAGCTACATCTTCAACAGTCGATGATATACAATGATACTTTTCATGCATTTGCATAATATAATCAACTACTCCCAGCTTACCTATAACATTGTCCTTACCATCTCGACCTGCCACAGTTGGGATTGACCTATGGCGTTCATACTCTAAAACATATACTTCATTCTCAGGAGTAACGGCAACTGCCATTATAACCGAGAAGTCAGAAGTCTTAGTATTAATATCAGTTGCAGGGTCACAACCAACAAAGGTATTAACTGGTATCTTTTCGCCTTCAATAAATATATAATTAATACCCTCTTCATGTTCGTATCGACCTTTCCAATGTTTTATATACTTTCTTCCCCAAACAGCTTCATCTTCATTTTGAACTTCTAATTCATACTCTTGATAGTAACCATGTATTCTACCAGCTTCCTCATATTCCTTCTTCATCGTATTTAATCTTTTTCGAGGAAAATACGAGTTCCAAAGTACACCACCTGGCATTTCTGGCTGAGTAGATTTATAACTAATTACATCCCAAGTGTAATCATCTTTATTTTCAGCTTTAGCATATCCATCTAATATGTTTTGACATAAGCTATCAAAGTGAACAGGGGTTCCTGCAAATATTAATCGACCTGTATGTAAATCAAGAGCAGGTTTGACACCATTATATACAATATTCTTAATCTTCTCTCTAGCGTCTTGGGTAACAGTGTTTGTTTCACTCTCTGTATCATCAAGTGCTACTATATCATAACGCTTACCTAAGTAGTTCTCACCTCTTACACTAGAAAGGTTGGAACGGCTTATCAACTTAGCCCCGGTTGAAGTTACTATGTCTGTTTCAGTCCATTTATCTCCTACGACATTCCCAAAATAATATTGTAATAACTCATTACTAGAAAAGTGTTGTTTAATATATTGAAGATTTAATATAGATTTCCTATGATTATCAGATACCCAAGCAATAAACATTAATTCATCTTTCTTCTTAAACAATATTTTTTGCATTAAGAAGGTTTTGAATAGTTGGGTCTTACCACTACCTCTAGGTAGGATTAACGCTAAAGATTTAGTCGTAGGTTCTAATAAGGCATCACCTATTTGATAATGAAATGGAGGTGACTCTGATTTACCAAAATCACCAGGTAAGAATAGTTTGCCAAAAGAGATGAGGTCTGTTTTTGCTAACTCTAATACCTTTTCCGCTTCATTAACATTTTGGCTATTTATATTAGCCATGATATTGCTTTCCTCTAAAAATAGATTTTCCTTCATAAATACCAATAGTATCTATCTGAAAATCTTCATCTGTATACTCTACAATACCTACACCTTGTTGCCAGTTATACCTAGTGCCTCCACCTGGAACAACTCCATCTATTCTACAAAGAGTTCCACAAGATATAGCTTGATATATTTTAGGCTTTCCATGTGTCCATACAGTTTTATGAGCCATCTCTAATCTATGGACATGACCTTGAATTATACTAATTCTTGGAGAGTCTAATAACTTCATAACACTTTGACCACTTTTCGCACCGACTTTATTACCATGAATACATACAAGGTTATTATTAATGTAGAACTCACCATGAGGATAATTACCTACATACTGAACATCTAGTTTATCTAGTCCTAATAGATAAGGTACTGATATTATAGGTGCAGATTTTGGTTCATTCGCAGGTTTTATGCCATACGCTTGAATTGTGTTTTGCACAATACTATCAATCATCCTTTTCTCGTGATTACCCTCTATGTAAACCATCTCATCACAATATGGTCTTAAATCTGAAATCCAAGATGCTACATAGTCCAAACTAGGTTGTGTAGTAAAATAAAATTCAGGAGAGCGTACAAAATGCGTAGACCAATCAGGTAAATCAAGCATATCACCTAACATTATAATCCTATCAGGCTTTATATCTTTAATTATTTCGGTAGCGATAGAGATTGCCCTTAAATCATGAAGTGGAGTTAATTCCCCTGTATTTAAATCTCTTTTATAGCCACATTGTGAATCAGGTAAGATTACATCTACTTTTAGTTTCCTTTTTGGTATTTTAACATTGAATTTTAATGGAGATACCTTTGCTCCTTGAACAGATGGGAAATCACATATAATAGGTATTTTTCTAACTAGAGTTGCATTAGCTTGATAGTTAGTATGGGTATTCCAAACAATCCTACCATCTATTTCTTCTTTAGCAGATACATCCCATTGATTTACTTTAAAATTAGTAACTTTCCATTCATCTTCAGATACATCAAACTTTTCTAATAAGCTTTTTAATGTAGGTGGTTTTTTAGCTACTACATTATCAGTTATATATTTATAATTAAGTTCCTCTGTAGCTGTACTAGAGTTTATATTGCTTAATGGCTCTTCTGAACGAGAATCTGACCATTCTTTTTTACATTCATTACACTTATATCGTTGTAAGCCTCTACGATGACCATTTTTTTTATATTTATTAGAACTACAATTAGGACACATCATTTTTCTTTTCCTTTCCCTCTATTAGTTCAGGTCTTTCTGCTTGTTGTAGTTGTTTAGGGGAAAACCCTTGAAATAATCCAACCACACCAACATCTTTTTTAGTGGTAGGTGTAGAAGTACCAATAATCTTACCCAATTCTTTTAAAGATTGGAGTACAACATTGTCATCCTCACCTGTGTCTGCTAATGATTTAAGTCTTCGTAATACATATTCGTGGTCAATCCCTAGTCCTTTTGCAATATCCACGACTCCTTTTTCAACTTCATTCATAATACGTTCCTGTTTTAATAGTAATACAGCCTTTTTCTTAGCCTTGTTAAAGTCTTTCTCTTTGTATACATTTTGAACTGCGCTAACAGCATCCTTACCCACTATCACTTCAGTAGCAAATAACTTCTCTTTTTTTGTAATATTTTTTCTTTTTTTAAAATTACTATTCGCCTGTTTTAAATTTTTTGAAAATGTATACCTATTTGGATGTAAATCAAAATTTGTATCCATCTCAGTATTATCATTCAATAAGAATGTACCAACAACAGTTCTTACATACCCTTTATGAGCTTTGTAATTCTTTCTATCGTTAGGATGGGATATTTTATTGTGTTTTAGTATTTCAACGACTCCTCCATCATCTGCAACTACCCAGTCGCCTTCACTTGGATTATCTTTCCAATGCTTTGGATTTAATCCCCTTCTTTGCTTTTTAAACTCATCGACACTATCATATACAAAATGCTTTACCCCTTTTATTTCCCTATAATCCATTACCCTCGTCTTTTAGCCTCTCGTTTTCAGACGCAAGAGAGTCTATTAGCTGGAGTACTTTCTTTGGTATCATATAAGCTGACCCATCAATATCGATAAATGACACCTTATCTTCGTCAGAAGACATAATTCGTAAAGCCTCCACTAGCTCTTCATACGACTTATCTTTTAAATTAAGTATCAGGTCAGCCATTGTGGAATGTAGATATGCCCACGTTATTTATCAAGAAAAAAAAATTATAATTTTTGGGATTGCCACTTGGCTATTTTGTCTAGGCACGGTTGGAGATTTTCAAAAGTAATTTTATTTTTATGAAAAGCCATCCTGACTTTAGTTTTTTCTTTAAGCGAAAGACCCTCCATTTCCATCTCCAATAAACCTTTGATGAATGCAGCTTCATTATCAGTCACTTCCTGTCTCCTCCGTACTACTGTATATTATATATATTAAGTATTATTCATCTCTTTCTCTTTTCCCACCCGCGCACCCTCAAAGCTAAAACATTGTCAAGTTTCAATCAAGAAAAAAAGTGAGAAAAATAAATTTTCCGAAAAAATAGGGTGCAAATGCGGGACACACTATATTCACACCCCATACCCTTAAAAGCGCATTTCCATTTTTCGGATTTGCGTTGTAATCCATTCACTTAAATTAAGGAAAACTTATTATGATTGAATTTAAAATTTTAGGTCGTGTGCCTACAACTTTAATGATTAACAATGAACACGTAGTGGTTTATGAGGACAAATGGTTTGATTGTGTCTACAACAAGAAAACTAAAGAAGCCAACTACCTTCGTAAGGGTGGTGAGCTTGGTGCTTCATTAACTCTAAGTGACGTTGTAGTGGCTGAACTTACCAAGTAATCTTAATGCCCTCCATTCATTTGGGGGGCTAACTTGGGATTCTACGTAATACAGAAGAATATACATAGCATAACCAAACCAATGGGAGGACAACACATTGAGTTTAACCAAAGACATAGCCAACGGAGTATGGTTGGTACTAGTCACTGGTACATCTCATGTCCTATACTACTCTATATCTCGTTCACAATGTGAGCGTTTTATGAGTAACGTGGGCAGATGACGTGTCACCACACTTGAATCAGATTCGGGGCTCTAAGCGTAGCCTGGCAACAGAATGACGCTCTAAAGTTTTATTTAACAAACAGGAGAATAAATATCATGGTAGACTATAAAAGATACGGAAGAAAGAAAGATAATATCTTAACTGATATAATCAACTTAGTTAGTGATTGTATAGTATTTGTCATGTTCTCAATGATTGCCATTCTTGGCATAGCATCTTTAATTGGGCTAATCAGTATATTTATTAGTTCAATAACATGAGAGCAGAAGACATATACTTAATATAGCGGTGGAGGATTGGTATCCTATCTGGTTTCATAAGCCAGACCTCGGCAGTTCGATTCTGTCCCCCGCTACAAATTTTAATTTCTCAATGTGTGGTAATCCGAGAACAGGGGATATACAGCTACCTCAAGCTGTGGAGTTAACCAAACAGAGGCTAGTAATCATGAATAATGAGCTACGATATCAAGGATTGTGCTGCTACTTACTGTAACCCAGTATAGGAAGTGAAGCAACTTGGCATTATATCCCCGTCATTATTATAATAAATAAAGA